TAAGACATCTCCTGCCGCAAGTTTTGCAACACCTAAACCGCCTATACCAGAACTTGACCCATAATCATTTTCGGTGCCATTAATAAACACACTACGATTATAATAAGTTATAGCTCCATTGCCACTAAGTTGATTGCTGGCTTGCACATGATCGTCTATAATCACTCCCGCACCCCAAAGGTTTCCGGCTTGATTAGGTTCAGAAACTTCGCAATAAATCTTTTTGTCTTTTGGAATAGCTATCGTGCTGTATCCACCACCAATCGTGCTGGTTGAAAAACCACCACACGCAACTTTCAAGTTGCCCTCACTGTAAGCCGCACTTGAGTGTACACGAGCATCGCCAATCATCAGCGGGTTCATTGTAGCAAAGTTATTTCCTGATGGGCTGTCTGGCACGACATCGCTGGCAACAAAGCCAGACACCGTATCCATATCATTTGAACCAACGGCATCTGTGCCAACTGCGCCGCTGTTCGCAAAATCCAATAAAAATCCGTTTGTGCCAAATGACAATGATGACAAATTTTTAGGAATTAAAATACCATCTTTTGTTTCTGTTACTTGGTCATAAGTATATGCAGTTCCATCAAATAACGCATATTGTGCCATGTAACCATCAAACTCATCACCCGCACCTGATGCGCCTCTTGTGCCAAAACCGTGTTGGACTGTGCTATTGATGGCTGTGTCACCAGAAAGTGATGTTGTTTTATCCAACAATCCATTAACGTGATGGGTTACAGAACCGCCAGTGCAACGTATTAGGATATGATACCAAGACCCAACATCACGAAAAACTTGATTGCCACCATCGTAGTTAACATCACCAGATGAAAGAACCAGTTTATCGTTACTGTCAAAATACCAAAACAAACGGCTAGAATAGCCGCCAGATGAACCTGCTTCCAATAACTGCACCTGACTAACGCCAAGTTTTCCACGCTTTAGCCACATAGAAACAGACCAAGTTTGTCTATTTCCCGCAGAGGATGGGGTGCGTTTCATTGCAAGTGTGTCTGCGCTGTTGTAACGCAAAGACTGATTAATGGTGTGACTATAAAACGAACCTAGCGCACCGCCCGGCGCACCTGCTCCTCCTAGTCCTGCGTGATTGCCCTTAATCAAACTCATTAGGTTAAAGCTCCAGATGCTGACACAGCTATGGTATTGTTACCTGACGCTGCGCTGCAATAGTAAGCAAGGTGATATGTGCCAGCCGTTGTGATTGCTGTTAGAGCCGTAGCGTTGATTGCTACGTCAGCATGGGCTGATACTGTGTGACCACCAGAGTTAATCAATAAAATATTGCCAGACTGACCAGCAGCTGCATTTGTGAATGTCAACGTAAAGTTACCGCTAGGTGTGCATTGAAAATCGTTACCAACAGCAAGGTCAAAGCTGCCATCGTTGTCAGTTGTGACATGCCCCACAGCCCTGCCACTAACTCCGATATCATCATTTATCGTAAAGATAGTTGTTCCAGTAGCTATTGAGGCAACAGTTGCATCAGCGTCATTTTTGATTGTTACATCTGTACCCGAACCCTGACCAGTGAGAATCAATCCCTCAGCAGCAGTAAAACCAATTGCCGCGCTATCTCCAGCAGAGGTGTCACCATCTGGCTCAAATGTAGCCGCTGTGGCAACCCCAACAATATCCACATTTGTTGTACCAGTCGGAACAACAAGAACATCTGCGTCTGCATCATTTTTTATAGTTACGTCATTAGTGCTACCCTGACCAGTAACAATAATGCCTTCTGCTGCGGTGTATCCAATCGCCGCATTATCGCCAGCGGCAGTGTCTCCATCAGGCTCAAAAGTCTCCGCTGTAGCCACGCCTACAATATCCACATTTGTTGTACCAGTCGGAACAACAAGAACATCCGCATCTGCGTCATTCTTTATGGTTATGTCGTTGGTGCTACCCTGACCAGTTACAATAATGCCTTCTGCTGCGGTGTAGCCAATCGCCGCATTATCACCAGCGGAAGTGTCTCCATCAGGCTCAAAGGTCTCTGCTGTAGCCACGCCTACAATATCCACATTTGTTGTGCCTGTAGGGACAGCTAATACAGTTGCGTCAGCATCGTTGACTAATGTGATGTCATTTGTAGATCCTTGACCAGTAACAATAACACCTAGCGCAGATGTATACCCTATCGCTGCCGCATCACCAGCAGATGTATCTCCTGACGGAAGCAAGGTGCCAGCAACCGAAAAATCACCTGCTATCGAAAGATCGGTAAATGCATCAACAACTGCCGCACCACTTCCTGCTCCATCTAGGTAAACCGCAGACACCTTCCCGTTTCCTATGGTGACATTTGAGCCAGAACCCTGACTTATTATGATGTTGTAAGGGCCAGAGCTTCCGCTATCTGTGGTGGCGTTTTCTATAAAATGAACTCGGCTTATTGTGTTTGGCGAAATGGTTATGGTGCAATCTGAGTCTAACGCGCCAGTGTATTTAATATACATTGATCTGGCGGGATCAGTTGACCCATCTGCTATAGCACTGGCATGAGTATCAGCATTTGTGGTTATGGCCTCTGTGCCATAACTTAACGCTTCAGCAATAAGCTCAAGGTTTGTGTTAGTGGTTGTTCCCCAAGTACCAGAACCATCGCCAGTACCCAGCTCGTTAAGTCTTAAATCATTTACATAGGTGCTTGCCATTTTACTGTCCTTACGCCGCTATATCTAACCAGTTTGGTGTTTGTGAAGGTGTTATCTCCTGCCAAAAAATTTCTTCTCCAACCCCGCCAGTAGCCGACACACCTGTGACACTAGCTCCTATTGAAAGAGGAGAAACAAAAGTGCCGTTACCAACAGAGTTTGTTGCCGTAACACCAGTCACGGGAACTGTCGCCCCAGCAGCAGCAGAGAAGGCTGTTCCCAAAGCCGTTGTGCCAGACACACCAGTAGGCACAATGTGGAAGCCTAAAATGGCTGGCGTATTTGCAGTGCCTCCCATAGCACTGTGATTACTACAATAATAATACAGTGTCGGAGCGCCTGACGCTACCGTGATCTCTGTATAAGCCCCAGAGCTTCCCGGAGTGCCATTTGTTGTTACGCCTGTAGTATAAGCAGATCCACCAGCATGAGTTCCGTTAGATGTTTCGCTTAACCTTAATGGGTGACCACTATTACTGCTGTCAGACTGATCAAATCTATATGTGTTTCCTTCGTATAGTGTTAGTGTTGCCTGCTGTACGCCGTCTATATAATATTTATTACCAGATCCGGGATTAACTACAGTTACAGCCAGAGTTATCGTAGTGGCAACATGCTGGCTTATTAACGCGGAAGCGGAAACACCAGTAATACCGAATACAATGCCTGTATCAGATACTGCTGTACCAAGTGATGCAGTGGCAGAAAGACCAGTAACCTCTACAGCGATAGGGTTATTCCAAGCCCCTTCGCCCCAACCGCCTCTACCCCATCCGGTAATATTAGCCACTGTTTACTCCACTAAGCTATGCGAATGATCGCATTGCTCGCGTCTGCTGTGGGGAACTGAACAGTGAAAGTGCCTGATGTTGAAGTTTTATTTGATCCAAAATCCAACACAGCCACGGCCTTGTTGCTATTTGTGCTATTGTATATTAAAGCACCCATAGCGGTAATTGTTGCTGTGGTAAAACTTATGTCAGCAAAATCTGTAAAAGCTGTTGTTCCTGATGTGTTTGGGGCAACCTTGGTTAATGTGCCGCCGCCAGTAGCATAAGTTCCGCTTGACGCAACCTCACCAGTTGTTACCAGCACTGTCGTTGTAGCACCTAAAGTAGCTGTGGAGCTTGACTTACCGCCACTGCTCTCTGCAAAAAGAGCCAGCTTGAAAGCATTGCCATTTGTGGCAAAGTTGTGTGTACCCAACATTAGCTCTTTCTTGAAAGATGTACACATCGCTTGCGTAATTGCCATTATATTCTCCTTATAGCATCTGCTAATTCTAGTTGACCCGCTTCACGAACCTTAGCGCATATTGTAGCACGTTCCTCCCTCCTCGCCAACTCTACATAGAATTGGAGGAGATTCCTAACCCTGTCCCTAAATGCTTCTGCTTGAAGCCTTATTTCCTCTGGAGAGCCTTCAGAAACATACACAATCTTATTTGTAGCCATTTCTGCAATTTGATCGTTTGAAAGACCTCCACTGTCTGAAGTCATAACATTGACTGGCCCTAAACCCATTTCTCCCGGACTAAACATTATCGTGTCTCCCAAATATTATTGGCTCATTATCTTGCGGCTCTGGTGGATCAAACTCTGATTGTCTTGTTATTAACAGTGAGCCATCTTTTACTGTCTGAACAAGAGGATCATCTAACCTGTGATATCCGTACAACTTTTCATTGTCAGGAACATTTGTGTCCAAAAGTGTTGAGTTGTGAGCCACCTCTATTTTTATTCCTTTGGAGACGGCTATCGCCAACCAAAACTCTACACACGCCCTTCCAGACTCTGCCATACTGACGTTTTTGTAAGTATAGTCTATACCATAAAGACACAGGGTCTTAACCTTACTCCATATTGCGTATGCCACAGCATAAGCCACAGTGTTATTAAAATAACAAAAGCCTAAGCCTGTAGCCACCTCCTTTAACGGGAAAAGTTCTAGGTAACTTATTCTATCGTCCAGTTGACAAGTGATAACTGGTTTTGTGTTTTTTGATAAAAATTCACGGGCAACACCCGTTTGTGTACCCGCGTTTTCTGTATCCAAAAACCTAGACACAGGATCCATCATAAATGTTTTGTCAACGTGTATGATTGCTCCTATGCAGTTTATTCCCCAAACCTCGTCAAAATGTTGTGAGGCTATTCTCGCAGAAACGTAATCAGCGTAACTGCTACCAAGCCCTACTATAGCTACTTTCATTGTCTCCCTATGTCCTCGGTCTTTCTGGAAGCCCCTCTCTGTAAGCGTCCGCGTTTTCTCTGGCCTCTGCCAAGTCTTTCAGCCTAGATAAACTCTCTGCGAATCGAGATTCATATAAAGCAATTATATCAGGCTCACCCTTCATAAAAATATAAGCCTCTATCAAAGAGCCATACAAAAGAGAGTTTGGAGAGTTTTCACTAAGCCATGTGTACTCTGTGTCAGCCAAAGATGTCAGGCTGTTTGGCCTATAATAATAATGCAATTCAACTGCGTAATCCGCATTAGGGGTTGGCCCCAATATAAAATTAGCATTTACAAGACCGCTTGCAGATGTAACGGATGAGTCAAAGAAACCATAATACAGCGGCTTTCCTGTTGATGTCACATCAGGAAACGCCTCCCTCATAAAGTTAACATCCTTTTCTAAAAGGAAGCCCTCACTTCCAGAGGTCGTGATAAACAAAGAAAATGGAGCTAAAAAATCTGTGGGGGTTCTTAAATATTGGTTGCCTGTGGTCATTACACCAGTAGCGTTTTTTCTAAAGTTCTCCAAATCAACATTAGAGAATATTCTTTGTTCTGCTGCTTTTATAAAGTTTGAAAGATTGGCAACAAAGGTCGCCTCGCTGTTATCGGTATAAGATTGAATAGCGGTTTTTAGCTCACCAAAGGTAAAAGACATTTTACTACCCTAAAGCTGTGACTGGCCCAGCACTTGCAAAAAAGCCGCCTCCAGAAACAGATCCCGTTGTTGCACCGCCAGAAACAGAAACGGTATAAGTATCATCTGATACTTTTGTTATAGAATACCCAGTGGACAACTCCATCACCGCCTGAGTTATGCCGTCAAATGGCTCGACATTTCTAAACCTTACAGTGTCACCTGTGTCTCTTCCGTGATTAACCTCTGTTACCGTTATGGTTGTTGTTACTCCGCCAGAAGCACCAGTCGTAAACGGCTTGTCTTGCAGAAGATTAATTACATCAGGCTCCAGCCTGTTTGGCCTTGCATTAGCAAGTGACTGACCATCAGAAACCCTCACCCTGCCAATAAAGTTTTGCGGGTGATCATGGTCAACCACATCTTTTCCAACACGCATACCTGTTCTGGTTCCGTTCTTTATTTCAAAAACAAGGTCAGATAACTTGTACCTGAACCCTGTTTTATCACATATACCATATGCGTGTTTTCCTACCGCGTTAGGCATTTATTAACCTGCCTTTGTAAAACGCTTGCCTCTTGTGGCTGCGCCAGTGCCGCGCATTACACCACCTTTAGACATGCCTTTTTTTCTCATCATTCCACCCATGGCGTATCCTTTTTTCTTCATCATGCCGCCTTTAGCCATGCCCTTTTTCTTCATCATACCGCCACGGCGCATGCCCTTTTTCTTCATAGAACCACCACCTTTTTTAGCATTAGCGGCTCTACGGGCCTTTTCCCTAAGAGCCTCAAGGCGCTTGTTTTCAGATGATGTGACAGGCTTGGTTGTTTGAGTGCTTGCCGCCTTTGCTTTTGCACTAGCTGGCTTTCCACCCATTGGCGTTGTCATTGGTTTTGATGCAGAAGCAGCATCAGCGGCTCTACGCTCCTTATTGATTGCTCCAAGCTGATTGAGTCGAGTTGTGACCCTAGCTCTTTTATTTGCTGTTTCAGACTGTTTTTTAGAAACTGGCTTTCCGGATTTCTTTGCTCTTTTAGCCGCAGTATCATCAGCCAATGCTTTCATAGAAGATTTTGTCATTCCAGCATAAACGTTATCGCGTCTGTTTAGATTTTTATCGACATTTTGAAATGCTACTCTTGACCTCATTGCTGCGCGATCAGTTGGCATCTTAATGCTTTGTCCAACACGAATTTCATTGGCGTTTTTAATTCCGGGATTTGCAGCCATTAAAGACTTGAGAGTAAGTCCTTTTGACTTGGCAATCTGAGACAGGGTATCGCCTGATTTGACCTTTACAGACCCGCCTTTGGCGTAGCCTTTTTTCATCATACCGCCAGCTTTCTTACCGATGCCCAGAGCCTTTCTAAACTCAGCCACTTTTTTGTCACCTTCATCAAATGCGCGATACCCTGAAGAACCCAAAGGAATCATTGGAGTATCTCCAGCTTTTGCTTTTTTCTTTTTCCTCACCGTGCCACCAGCAGCCATTTTGCCCTTGCCATCAGCAGCAAAGAATGGAACCTTCTTCCCATCCTTTTCAACCATCCTGAGCTTTCCGCCTTTAGCCATACCTTTTTTCTTCATCATGCCGCCAGCTTTCATAGGCTTCTTTTTGGGTTTTTTCTTGAAAGGCATTGGGGTGAGTTTCTTTTTATTTGGTGGGACAACTTTGTCTTGGCCTTGTGGCCCGCCTTTTCGACCCAGCTTTCTAATCTTAATAGGCATATTACCCTCCTAGGTAAAATGTGTCATATGGTACAAATTTTAACGCAGAGGAATCTGTGTCCTCGTTTGCTGCCAGTTCAAACTGGAACTCATATTCCTGTTTTAGGGGGGCAACCCTATTTGCCACTTCTGGTTTTTTCATAGCTATATAATACGCTAATCCTGTCACCAAACAAGGCACAAACCTAGGGGGTACGGCGGCTGTTCCAGATATACCGGAAGTAACCCCATCTATCCCCAGAAGGTAGAAATAAGCCAGCGTATACGTTGCTGCACTGTCTGGTACAGGCCAGAGAGTAAAAGTTGTAGACGTTGCCAGCCTTTGCACAAAGATCTGCGAAGGCTTGCCTTCAGCGTTTTTATTGCTTGTTTTAGCGTATGTAGATACCGAAACCCTCTGAACGTCAGTATCAACCTGATTCGTGCCAGTGCCTGTGCGAATCTGGTGTTCAATGATGTCAATAGTTCCCGTAGGCAACGTGTAAGTTGCTGTGCCTGCTGTAAGAGCTTGCGTCCCAGCATTGATAGTCCACAAATTAAGTCCACGATTTTGCCACTCCAATGTTAAAAGATTAAAACTCCGCCTAGCGGTTTTAAGATCATACCCAGTTTGTAAAGAGAGTCCCGCTCTTTCAAACGCCTCTTCAAATATCTCTGGCAGGTCGGGTGTTACAACAGCCATTATTTGACCTTCCTATGCGGCTTTACTTTAGCTCGTATCGTTTTAGGCTGCTTTGCGAACTGCTTACCAGCCTTAGTTGCTCTTCTTTTAGCACGGGTGGTGGCCGCATACTCCTTTGATGAGAGGGCTTTAATAGCTGATGCCGGAAGATATCTCTCCCCTGTTGCTTTTGGCCCCTGTGTGGACGGTTTTCCACTCTTGGTTCTCCACTTTTGCTTCGTCCAAGACTTCAAACTTCTCTGCGATTTTTTTAACGCCATAAAGTTCCCTATAACTTTTACACATTAAGAGCTGCGGCTACAGAGGCTATTAAGAAAAAAAACAAACCAACAATCACTGCAATAAGAACAAAAACACCCAAAGCGGTTTTTATATTATCCTCTAGTTCTTTCTGCTTTCTTGCCTTTTCTTTTCGGACTGCTGCTGCGGCTTCTTTTGCTTCCCTTATTCTTTTAGCCCTTTCCTCGGTTATACTTTTCCAAGTTCCGTGACCAAATCTCATATCAATCATTGAGGCTATCTCTTGCATCTGCTCTTTAGCGAGTTTTGCATTAATAACCTCGGTTGCTACTGATTTTACACCAAATTGATCAGCAACGCCACCAACACCTGATTTTTTACTTCTTAGCCTTTGTACCTGTTCCTCGCCCTCAAATAAATTATCTATATAACCTGCTATATCAGAAACGTCATTAGCCGTGCCGATAGCGCTTTTAATGCCATCAACCGCTGCCTTAAACAATGATATGCCCGCGAGGGTTTCTGCGATCATAAAATTTTTACGCCTTACTTTTTTGTGACTTTTTTATGCTTTCTTTACCTTGCTTAAATATTCTAGCAACCTCTGTCTTTCCCATGACTTTAGCCCTCTGCTCTCCAACAGTGAGTATCTGTATTTTTCTAGCATAAGGCTTCTTAATCTTTTTTACTTTTGCAACAGTTGATCTAGCGTCTGCTGGTGTAGCAAACTTGATTCCAACTGTGTCCTTTGGGTTTTCGTCCGTGTACAGCCTTCGGCCAGAACCCTTTGGCTTTTTACCAGTGCCTACCTTTGGGTCTCTTTTTTTCCTCATTAGTTTCGATATCCGCCGCCAGCTTTCTTGTAGGCTTGTGCCATCATTTGAGCTTTTCTTGCTGACCACTGACCCGGAGCGCCACCTTTTCCACCAGCCTTAATTCTATTGAATATCCTTTTTCTCAACGCAGGCTTTGTGTAGTTCCCTGCCTCGTTTACACGGGACTTTGTCTTACCGCCCTTTTTCATTGGCTCAACATCACCACCAGACTCATATCTACTTGCCCTCATACGTGTGGGCTTCAGGGGTTGAATACCCTTAAATCCCTTCGTGCCTTTTGGTGTTTTTACCTTTGGCTTTCTTTTTGTTGTAGATCCGCCCTCTCTTAATTTAAGAGCAGACAATGTCTTTGCCTGACCAGCATGTGACTTGGATGCTTTCTTTAGAGCCTTTACTACTTTACCAACCTTCTTCTTTACGTTTCCGCCTGACTTCAATTCTTCAAGCTGACGAGGCTTTGCATCAAATCCCCTACGGGACTTATTGGCATCCTTTTGTATTTTTTCTTTCATGGCCTGTTGTCTTGACTTTGCCTTTACGCCAGTCGCTGGAGTCTTTGCCCTAACGCTTGCCATGTAATCCTTACCAGCAGATCTAACCTTTGCTGCACCACCAGAACTAAAAGAAGAGGCCTTCCTATTGTAAGACCCCTTACCTTTTTTTGGCTTTACTATGCTTGGTTTAATTTTTTTTACAGCTTTAGCCACTGGGTTTTTTACAGATGCACTGCCCCCACGTTTCATGGCTACTGGCTTTTTTGTAGGACACCTTCGCATAATGCTTCTCCTTGACAACAATCATCTACTATAGACCCACAAACAACACACTGATCGTGACCATGTACATTAACTGTTTTTAAGCTGCCCTGACATCTGGGACATCTAGGGCCGCAATGCTCCTTAACCAAAGAATGTTTTGACTTTGTTTCGCTTGTTGACATTCTTTTTGTGTTTGCCGGGACGGCGAATCCGTTTCCGCTTGATATGTACACTTTCCACTCTCCTCGCCATCAGGACTTCCCATTGGCCTTTCTTGCCGTGCTTGTTCTTCTAAACGATCTATTAACAGACGCTCTAACAACTTTTAGATTAGATGATCTGTTGTCCCTTGGATTGCCATTTTTATGGGCCACATCTTTTCCATCACCTTTAGACACTTTGCCATCGGAAATCATTTTTCTTCTCGCAGCGTTTCTACTAGCCCTTTTCTTTTTTTGAGACGGCTTGCTTTGATAATTTTTATATTCAGATGCGTAATCCCTACGGCGCATTACTTTGCCCTTGTTCTTCCGCGCTGTGCAATTCCATCTATAGGACGCTTGCGCTTCATAGAACCGCCCTTACTCATTGTCATTGGTGTGGCTGGGGCAAACTGACCGGGATCACCCATAGGGTTTTTCTTATTCATAGTTTTGGCTGCTGCTGGCGCAGGCGCAGAGCCTTTCTTTTTATTTCTTAATTTTTTTGCTGCCAACTGCCCCAGACCAAGAGCGCCACCTGACATAATGCCTTTATCTTTCATAAATTTTAAAGCTGGACTTGCTGTGAGAAGACCCATAAACGCCTTGGTTACTGGCTTCTTTTTCATTTTTCCACCAGAAGCCTTCTTCTTAACATTCTTCATGCCAAGCAGCTTTTGACCAACTTTTGATATAGGTTTAACGGTTTTAATCTTACCGCCTTTTTTGGTTTTGTAAGTAGGCATTCTATTCCCCTTTAACTGCTTCTGCATTAAAGCTCTACTAATTGTCATTACAGTAATCTCTGTAAAAATGGAGCAAGAATCACGAGACCAACAATCCACCATAGACGCTGATCTAACTTGCACATATGACCCTTATGGTCATCGAGACGCTCTTCAATGCGCTGATATCGCAGATTGCATTCGGCTTCATGCTTTACCAGCTCTGCCATAACCTGCTCTACAGTGAGTTCCTGAACTTGTTGTTGCTCAAGTTTCATTAACATTTCCACCGTCTTCTTGCTTGCCTAAGCCTGCTATTTGGATTTTTAGCAGCCTTTGGAAATTTCTTCATTTGCCCTGCTGATCTTGCACAGAATGACTTACGCCTTTTAGCGGACGCGCTGCCCGGCTTTACCTTGCCTGTGACGGCTGTTTTGAGCTTACTTCCGGGATTTGCCCGCCTGTAAGCCGCAACGCCCTTAGCGGTCATTCCCGCGCCTTTTTTAGTGGCGCGAAAATTACCAGACTTTACCGATGTTTTGATCGGTGTTTCTTTTTTCCTAGGCATAGAAAACAGTCATAAATGCAAAGGTTGCTGATGTGTAAGAAAGATAAGCTCCACCATCAAACAGTATTCCATGTTCTGGTACGGTTATATCTCTTGATGTCTCATCATCAGCTATAGTTCTCAACTTCAAAAGACTTGTTCCTGTTTCCGATCCAGCCAAGAATTCCATTGTCCCTGCGGTTGCAGAGTTAACAATCAAAACGCCTTTTATTCTAGCCCTGCCAGCAAACACCACATCTTTAACAGTTGTTGCAAGATGCCCTATTTTTATGTTCGCTGCTGGTTGTGCAGACAACTCTGCCGCTGTAACGGTTCTAAAAAACTTTGTGCTAGAATGACCTGTGGCAGATCCAGTTAAAGTTATTACCTCTGACTGAGAATCACCATTTACATCAGTGCCTGTGATCGTGACGGTTTTTCCGTTGTCGCCAGTTCCTGTGGTGGTGACATTAATTAACTGCGCTCCAGTGAATGTGGCTACGCCCCCGCTAGTATCTGCCCCATCAAGAGTCGCTGTCGTGTTTGGACGAGCAGCTTCTAGGACAGAATCATCGTCAGCAGCGTTTGCATCCGCTGTTATCATTATGGATTTAATATCCGAATGGCCCATATCAATCTCCTTTAAGAAAGGAGAGGGGTAGCCCCCTCTCTGTTAATATTAGCCATTAGCATAGTCAAAAGCTGCACCGTGGATTTTAATAACCAACTTACCAGCAGTATAGGCTGCTTCTGTAGCATCACCAGATGTCAGATATAAATACTTCTTGCTCAGTGCCGCCAGTGTGGCCCCGGCATCTGCCTCAGCATAAAAACCAAGTGTGAGATCACCGTTGTTTAAAAGGACGGTTCCACTTGTCACAGCAGCATTTTCTGCATCTGTGGCTGTTGCAGAACAAACAAGATTGATGTCTGGGTCACCGCCAGTTGGAACCTCAAGACAAGCAAACTCTATTAGATACGGAATACCGTTTACAGCACTGGTAAGCTCTGCGATATAAGCGTTTGCAGCCCCACCATCTGTTCCAATAACATCGTCCGCTGTTCCACCGGAGGCTAGGCCACCATGAAGATCTATAAGGATAGTTGTTGTAATATCCCCGCCGATTTTTGTAACAAATGTGTTGATTGCTGCGTTAGCAATACCAGAACCATGTGCGTTTGGTGTGATGTTAAAGATTGTAGCCGCTGTGCCTAAGCTGGCATTGTTAGCGCCAACTGTTGTTCCCGCCGCAACAATGTTGTCACGACCAGAGGTTGCAACCTTCTGTATCTCTAAAACACCGCTGCTTGTTGAGTTAATTTGCTCGGTAAAAGCACCAGTCGTTGCGTTTTTGGATATAACTTTGAATCCATTTTCAGAGCGTACTGCTCCGTTAAAAGTGGTAGTAGCCATTTGAAGCTCCTGTCTTGGCTAGTGTCAGCCACAGGATGCGGCTGTCAGGATTTAGGACATTATAACAAAAGAAAGGGCGGCATAAAAGCCGCCCGATCAAATAGTGTTAGATTAACTTGGATTAATCTGCGCCCGGTGAGCCATAAATGCCCAGCGGATCTGATACACCGAAGCTGTAACGCTCGCGGGCCTTGTAGCGAACATTGCCTGTATCAAAGTCACCATCCATAGATGTTGCCATTGGAGTACGGACAAAGTGCTTCATGCCGTTTGGAACATCGGTTGTCACGAAGAACGCATCTGTATCAGTCAAATAGTGATTGATTGAGAAGCCTTCTGGGATCGAACCGTTGTTGCGGATAGCGTTCAGATCGTTATCAGCAGTTCCTACACGACCTTCTGTCTGTAGCAAACGAGTCGCAACAAACATAAGTGCGGGTGGAACAACCAGCTTACGTGGGCGAGCCGCAATCAAAAGACCACGCTCATCTACGAAAGCCGCAATGTTGATAACTGCATCTTCCAGCGAAGTTTCATTCAAGTCGGCTGCGACTGATGGACGGTTGGCGTTTGTACCACCAGCAACTGTTGGGTGACTTGCATTAAACAATGTCACTCCATCACCTGATGTGAAGGTATCAAAACCAGTGTTCAACAGTGATGCTGCTTTGACCTGCTTTGTGTATGCCATAGCCCGTGCAAGAGCTTTGGTATAACGAGCAGACAAAGAGTCATACAGATTATCTTCCATAGCTTCCTCAGTAACCGAGAAACCCATTGCAACGGTTTCGTGGTTATAGCGGGCTGTGAAAGATTCTTGAGCCGTATCAAATGAGACCTGTGCGCCCTCTTGCTTAACTGGTGCAGCACCAAAGCCTGAGAGTTTGACCTCTTCCTCAAAGCTACGCTCTGAAGTTTCGGTTTCATAGATCTCTGCATGTTCGTTTTCGTACTTGCCGTACTCAAGACCAAACAATGCATTTAGACCGGGGAGAAGCTCTTTAAGGAGCTGTGCGCGTGAAATAGCCATAGTACAACCTCCTTAAGCTGCTGACGGAGCGTTGCCAGATACGACACCGATTCCGAGTTGATGACCAGTGTTGAACTTACACACCATGATTGGGAACGCTGTTCCCTTCTCATCACCGTCAAATCCACCCAAGAAATCCACGATTCTTATTGGTAGAGCTGCGGTGGTTGCTGCTGTGCTGATGTCCAAAGACACACGGGAGATGCTTAAATCTGCTGATGATGTTCCTTGAACCAGCGCACAGTTAGCTGCGATATCGTCATCATTGACGGTGCCGTCAGCCTGAATTGTGAACAGGATATTAGGATCATCAGCAACATAAGCCATGCCCTCCGTATGGGCGGCACCTGACCATTGTTGACTAAATGTAAGCTGCTTTGTGCTTACATCAATGAAACGACATCCAAGAAAGATACCAATCGGAGTAGCTGAAGTAGTACCCGTATCTTTCTGAATAGTAGTGGTGGATCCAGCGTCAGTTAGTTTGACGATGTCACCGTAACAAATCCTTGTGGATTCTGACGATAGGATTGGGTATTGACGGAAAGAACCGTTAAAGTTTCCACCCAAATTGCCCATCGGACGCAATCCAAAGGGAGCAGCGGTAGCAGACATTTCTGTCCCTCCTTGTAATCTACGGCAAGCTCCCGCTAAGGTTACTTGCCAAAAGTTGTTTTTGTGCTTCGTTCTGGGGGCAGAACGGGCATACGAGAGTCTGACTGTCTAAGAAAGTTGTTATCCACAGAATTAATTTGATTAGCGTTCATTTCTTTGTGGGCTTCAGTCCTAGACGCAGTATATTCGGTTGAATTTTCACAAAGTAGCAATCCTCCAACCTCAACATTACCTTCAAATCGAGAGTCGATATCAGGCAACACTTGCAGTTCAGGATGGTCTTCAGCTTTGACCGGAACCCAACCTTCACGAAACTTAGAAGAAACATTCGTATTGTCACTCTGGCCCAGTGTTGATGTGCGAATCCAGCGATAGCTTACGCCTTCACGGGGTTCGGGGGTAGGTAACGTACCTGCTCTTTTCCAAGTCTTTGGACGCTCGAATTTATCACGAGTGCCTGTTGCGCGTGGTTTTCTTTCAGCCATTTGAAGACTCCTTCAAGAGTTGCGCCGCATATTGTTCTGCCGTAAGGCCAAGTCTTTTGGCGAGTGAGACTTGTGTTGAGGTTAATTGCACTCTGCGTGGTTTTTTTGCACTCCGACTTTGGGGGGCAACCACGGAACCAGTTTGACGAGCAGGTGCTTCCTCAATTTGCTCATCAAACTTGTCTGGAAATGTTTTACGCATTGCTTCATCAATGCGCTCATAATACTGATCGCTTTTTGTGTCGATGCCTTCTTTAACAAGTTTTTCATGTACACCAAAAGCATAACCTGTCATTTCGCTGTCTTCACCAAACCAAGCGTTTTTAGTACCCCACTCTTTTGCCTTTTTATCAGGCTCAACCACTTTGGGTTTGCTTGTTACAGGCTGTGGAGCGGGCGCTTCTCGCTTTTGAGGCTTGTAAGACTCCACTCTAAACTTTTCATTTTGGAGCTTGCTAAGTTTTTCTTGAGCGTTAATTAACGCATCAGGATCTCCAGTTTCATAAGCAGCCTTGTATTCGTTTTTTGCTTTATCAAGCTCTGCGTCTACTCGGCCCTTAGCCTGCTCCACCAAAACGCCTTCGCCTTCTTCCAATGCCTTGCGAAGTTTTTGGTTCTCCTCATATACCTGTTTAGCGTAGCTAACAGCCTCTTCCTGCATTTTAGAGGCTTCTTCTTTACGCCTACGCTCTTCATGGTATTCAAATTTTAACTGCTTAATGCGCTTCTGCACATTATCGCTATATTGTTCGATCTCACTGTCTTCGGGTACTTTTGGCTCAACACCCTCTGCACGGCGAGGTTTCTCCTCTTCAGGAGTATCCTCAATGATCTCTAACTCAAAACCGCTATCTTCCACTTCTTGAAAGTTATCGGTAACTTTTTCTTGCTCTTCAGCCTGAGCAACGGCTTGTGGCTCGCTCATACTCTTGAATATCCTCTTGGGTCATCGACAACAGCCTCTACTGTGTCATCATTGATAAGACGGAACTCTTGCTTTTCGATCTTAAACCGTGTGCCGGAATAGGATCGAAAGATGACAAAGTCACCCTCTTTACAATACGGGCCATTAGGAAACTTATCTGTATCCTTATATGCGTCAGGCCCAGCTTTAACAACAAATCCTATCACTGATGCGGTTTGCTCCGCGTTCTTCAGTGCGTCTGGCATGTAGATGCCCGAATCTGTTTTTTCTTTGACTTCAAGTGGTTTAATCAAAAGTTTATACCCAGCGGGTACGGGTATTTTTGATGCAACATCTTTGTTGACTTCTTTGCTTGCAGAATACATCTGATCTCCTTGCAGTGATTAAGGCTCACAGCGCCGTGCAGGGACACGCCCCCGAATAGTATTGTTTACAATATACAATACACTTACTAGGAACGGAAGACCTAGTCGTTGATGAATTTTTCTTCCAAGTCGATAATGTCTCTTTCAACAGCAGCAAGTGCCTCAACCTTACCCACAGCTTCTCTGTATTCCTCAAAGGATTTGCAACCACCACAGGCCATATGGTCAGCGAGAGCATTTAAATACTCCCTAATTTTGGCTTTGATTGGTGAATATACTGTATCATTGTTCGCCATTTCTGTTACTTAGCTCCCTAGCTATTTCCAATCCAATCTCGGTGCCTTCTCTTATATCTTCTTTTTGAGATTGTTCAAGTTCGCTTGCTATTTTTATTCCGAGTTTAGCGCCTTCTCTTTGTTCTTCTGAAGCAAGCCTATCCTTTTGCATGGTGATATTTTCAGATTTAGACTGCATGTCAGCCTGCAACTTAGCGATATCCATTTCTTTTTTATGTACAAACTCTGCTTCTTTTAGGGACATTTCTCTTTGCTGTATTTGCGTAAGAGGGTCTTGCTGTTGTTTCATATTTTCCCTTTGCTGCATTTCAGCCTGATCCTTGCGGAGCAGCTTTTGTGCGGCCTCGGAAGCCAGCCTACTAAGCTCAAGCTCAACATCGTCTGGAAGAGGTGCGTTCTCGTCCGGCATACTGACACCCAAGTTTTTCTCTATTTCTTTTCTGTACTGGAATGCAACATGCTCTGTTATATGGGCAGCTAAAGCAGCTTGTATTGCGCCAGCAAACGGTGATTGACCAACAATCTCTTTTAGTTTTGGATCTTCAGCAGCAGCCAAGTGTACAGAAATATGTGCCTCGTGATCCTGATACTTAAATGCCTTGACTGGCTCTTGTTTCAAGATAGACATATTCTCGCTAACGGGATCTGCTGATTCAATGTCATCTGGAAGTTTAATTATTTCTCCAGCATCCTTAATACCCAGAACCTCAAGCATCTGACGATGTAATTTACCAAGATCATAAAGATGTGGTGCCTGTTGAGCTAGTTGCATAGCGGCCTGATACTGGACAACTCTCTGAGACATTGTTGCAGCATTAGGATCAGAAACGGGTATTACATCAATGCGACCATCAAAATCTTTCTGCCTGCTGTGATCGCCGTCAACCTCATAAGAATACTGTGGCGGCATGTAATCCTTTATGATTTTTGCAAGTAGTCTAAGTTCATTTTTTAAAGAATGATGTATTCTGGCCTGAACGCCAGACATAACCTTCATGCTTCGCTCCATTAGCGCGAGCGTAGTTCCGACCGGAGCTTGTGGGTTGAGGTTTCCAATTTGTACATCAGCAACGGAGCCAATCCGTCTCCCCTCTTCCACGATATTTCCGAGAAGCTGATATAATACTGAGGACGGCTCCTTGTAAGGAAGGAATGCGATGCTATCCCTAATTGCACCACCCGGTACATCAACATCCCTGAACTCACCCGGCATGAGAGGCGAATCATCACCCTTAATACGGAGTCCGCGAGCCTTGAGGCCAGCCGGAAGGTTAGAGAGTGTACCCGCGTCAATAAGTTGACGAAGAATACTTGTGGCACTTTTAGCAAGACCACCAATAAGATGAATAAGACCCGTTCCATAGAACCCAAGGCCCGGTAAGTATCTGTAGTGAACAAAGTGTTGTCTTTTGCGCTTCTTAGAATCGCCCTCATACCAATTCCTTCTAATCGCCAAAATGGTCTCTGACGACTTATCTATGGTTACGATGTAAGGTCTAGCTATGCCATCTTCATCCTCAAAAGGCTCAGGCATCAAAAGATCAACATGCATTTCAAGCAAGGTGTGCCTGTCATCCTCTTCAAGTACAGCGACCTCCCCTTCAATCTCATCGTACTTTTCCTGTATGTCTGAAATATCTGGCTCAGGATCTGGAAGATCCACATCAATATAAAACCCGTTAACCTGAAGCTCTACTATTTCGTTTGGTGTCTTTTTCATTACATGCGTGTAACGCGGGCATGTGTTCAGATCTGATGCGCCGTAAGAAACAACAAAATCCTCAGCAGGAACAAACATGGCGCATGGTCGCTCCATAATCGGATCATAGTAAACTTTCTTGAAAGAAGACCCTGCAAGCGGGAGCCTGAACAACATCTGCTCAGTTTCATCACGATATTCTGTCATCTCCTCGGTGAGAAGATAATTCATCTCGTGTTCAACTCTCTCACCCTGCTGTACCTTTTCATAGTCCTTTTTACCAACAAGTTTAACTCTTACTGGCCCTGAAGCCGGGAATATCTCACCCATAGCCTGAGCCTGAAACCTTACTGTTGCCTCTGTAAGTATCGGGTGAAACACACCTGAAGCGCCCTGCCAAGGCTGAGTCCTTTCCTCAATCTTCATACCAAGAAGATCAAGACCTTTAACATATGCCCTAGCCCAGTCTTTTCTGGACTGCCTGTCTGAAATAAAATCTTCTATTAATTCAGAGGCTAAAGACTGTAAATCCGCCTCTTCAATAAACTCTGCTAAATTCGCATCATGGTCTGGCCCCATAATGTCTTCTGCTACCTCTCCCGTGAAATCAATAATCATAGCCCCGTCATCGTTACCGATACTTATTGCTTCAGGATTAACAATCTCAACACTAACTTCATCCGTACCCTCAACATCAACGGATGATGGCACCATTGGTTTTTCAATAGCCATTTTATGTTTCCTTTTTCTCGGTATCGGGTTTTTTCATTATAACAGCATGACGGGCATGATGGGAGCCTTCCATGTTACTTACAACTTTCCACCCTAAACTCTTAAAAATTTTTATCTCTCTGTGCGGGATAAATCTATATATCCCCGATTCATCATCAATAATATGATATTGGTCTTCTGTACTTTGGCTCGTCATCCCATTCATCCATAGTGCTTCTAATCCAACCACCCTGACGAAACCTCAACAACGCCTGAGTCGTGGAGTCAACCAAGTCATCATTATCGCCAGCGGGAAAGGCAGCACATTCCTCTATTACCTCGTCAGCCCACCTAGTTGGCGGACACCATATAACACCACTAGCAAAAAGATCGCTAACAGCGTTCACACGGGCTATTTTGTCTTGTCCTCTTGACGGAGTAAACTCTGTCACAGGTATTCCCATAGCTCTAAGCTCAAAAATCAAAGGAGAACCAGAGGCTTTTGCCTCAACAATCATCTGATCTGGCTCAAACTCCCAATATTTGTCATACGCAGCGCGTTTTAACTCCGGAAACTCCAGCTTTTCCTTGTATGCATCCAATAATATCAGATTTGGTTGCAAATCACCACTTTCATTAGGGTGTTGAAACACTCCCCATGTTGTACAAGCGCTATAATCGGCTCTTTGTGTCTTTAAAAAGGCCGTATCCCAGCTCTGAATAATGGCTTCACAGGCTGGTGGGCTATCTTTTTCCCATTCCTGCCACCATTCGCGCTTAATTAGCGCACCTTCTTCGGAGGTAGGGTCTTGCTGATACTGTGCAGACCATTTTGACACTGGTAATTCAGCCTTTAGAGCCTCTAATTGGTCTAAAGGCCAGAACTCAGGCCATAAAGGATCTCCAGAAGGCATGATTGCTGGCAATTCTATGATTTCCCAGTCGTCAACACCCTCTCTTTGGGTTACAGATTTAATTATTTTGCCAGTCAGGTCTCTTGTAGACCATCTTGTCATAACAATTATTATAGATCCACCCGGTTGCAGTCTCTGTCTTGGGCCTGATGTGTACCATTCATACACTTTGTCATAGACTTCTGGGTTGTAAGCCCCCAGTGCCGCCTCCTGCTCCGAGTGGGGATCATCAATAATGAGAACGTCAGCACCTTTACCAGTAACTGCACCACCAACACCAATAGCAAAATAATCACCCCGCTTGTTTGTGTTCCATCTTCCAGCAGCTTTTGAGTCAGAAGATAACTCTATACCCGGAAAAACCTGTTGGAAGTCCTCCTGACCAATAAGGTTTCTTACCTTACGGCCAAATCCTACAGCAAGTTCTGCCGTGTGTGCAGTTTGAATAATTTTTTTTTCTGGGTATCTTCCTAAAAACCAAGCCGGAAACAAAAAAGACGCAAACTCTGACTTGGTGTGCCTTGGCGGCATATTTATTATCAGACGTTTTAGATCGCCATTTGCAACACGCTCAAAAGCATCAGCCATGATCTCGTGATGTTTGCCCCCAATAAATGCAGGCCACATTTTTTTTACAAAAGTTAGGAAATCCTCTCTTGACGCTTCCTTTTCTTTTGCATTCTCAAGCTCAAGCAAAAGATCAAGCATCTCTTTTTGATCTTCTAACGGCAGTTGATTGATTTTTGATTTTACGGCAGCAAGTTCTTTCATGTGCCTAGCATATCTATTTTTTCACAGTTGTATCTGTAAGTGGCTGTGAAATACTCTGGCCCGAATTTTTTAGTGTCCTGTATCATTTCAGCAACCCTCTCTACGCACTTTTGATTTGTTGCGTATGGCCCCCTTTCGTCCACCAACTCAACACAAAAATCAGGCAATGAAGCAAGGCAAACCATTATTGCGGCTTCAAACATCATCTTCTCCCAAACATCTTGACAATAAAACAGACTTAGCAAGCTCTAATAAAAATACCATATCAGGGGCTTTTGCATGAGATGTGCCTACAAACAATCTTCCCTGCTTTGTCCAGCCAACGACAAGAGCCTCCATCATTTCAACCTCTTCACATATATTGTTTAACATCTCATTAGGCTCAAGAGGCTCGTCATCAACAGGGATGCTACTATTCGGAAAATGTATAATATTGTCAGACATATCAGACCCTTAAAAAATAATGACGGCGGGGAGCGGAGAGGACTCGCTCAACCCGCC